CTGAAAAGACTTTATCGAAACTAACCGATAAACAATTAAATGATTTAGCGGTAAGAATGTTAGGTGAGGAAACTGTTATGATTTCCAAAACTAGTCCAACATTTCAAAAAGATATTGAAGCAGCAAAAAAAGCTAAAAAAACAATCGAAACCTATGAGGAACATGGTGTTGGTTCTAAAGTGACAAAGGGACACAATGGTATTCCTGAATTTATGGATTCAAAAAAATTAAAAGGAGAAAAGAAAAAAAAGACTGTTGAGACAAAAGAATGGGTTGAAAATTTGGCAGAAGAGAAATTTTTTCATATATTAACTTCAAAGAATGAAATCATGGAAATGATTGATTCTAAAATAAATGAAGTTAATAATAGTAAATTTCCTGAAATGTTTAAATGGGATTCATTAAAATCAATGAATGGTGAAATAAAAGAAAGCGGTACAACAACAAAACCTGCACCAGTTAAACCAAAAGTTGACCCGGGTACTAAACCAAAAAATCCAGTTATACCTAAAATAATTCCAAAACAACGCCCTAAAGCGGAGAGAGACCCTGAAACTGGTAAAATTCAAGATAAACCAATTAACCCAATTGGCGAACCTTATAAAATTGAAAAGGGTAGAAAATTTAACGAACCTGAGGAACCTAAAACAAATCCAAAAAGAAAAGAAGAGAAAAAAGAAAAAGACCATCCGGTACCTCAAAATGATGTAAATGAAAACGGAACAAAAACGGCACCTGTTAAACCAAAAGTTGACCCAGGTACTAAACCAAAAAAAACCGTAATACCTAAGATTATACCAAAACAGCATCCTAAGGCATTATCTGAAAAAAAGAAAGATTAATATAATGAGAAAACAAGATTTAATGGAGATTCTTGCAAGAGAGATTTCTATTGCGGAACAAATTTATGAAATGGCTATGGATTACGATTCAGAACATAGACCACATCCAGATATTGAGAAGAAATTAAAGTCTGGTGAAACACCCCTTCATAAAATACCAATGCCTCAAGGAGATAATCCTGAAAAACAAAACTTTTTGGAATTTTTAGGTTCAGAAAGATATAAAGAAGTTGTTGCAAAAGTAAACAGATATTTGGGTGATAAGCTTCCAATAACATTAAAAGGTGAAGAGAAATTTGATTCATTAATGGATTTGATGAAACAAGCAAGTAAAGAAATTACAAAACTTGAATCATCACACGCTGACGAATTGGTACAATTAGCCATTAGATTGGTTACTGAATATTTTGATATACCTGAAGGTTCGGTTGAATGGGATGTTAAATTAACTCCATTAAATCAAATGACTTTAGGAGGATTCAATAAAAATAAAGATAAAGACGAACCAACACCAGAAGAAATTAGCATTGAAAAAGAATTGTTTACTGATTTAGAAAAATTAAATCTAGAAAGAGCAAAAAGAAGATTAATTAATGCAATTACTCAAGGTGCATCAGAAAAGGGGCATTATAGTTATCATATGGTTGAAGAAGAGATTGAAAGAATTACTGGTTCTAAAACAATCGTAGATTTATATGGTATTATGATGTCGGTAAATGATGCCATGTATTGGCAATTAGAAGATAAAGAAATTGAATCAAAAATAGAAAGGCCTGGATTTAATCCTGCAGGAACTGAAGAAGTTATACAGGGTAAAAATGGTGCAAAAATAGTAGTTAGAGGTGTAAACTTTCCAGTATTAGTACACGAATGTTTTAAAGGGTTTTTAGATTTAATGGCAGTTCATGGAACACCAAAAACTAGTTCAGGTGAAGATGATTTGGATTTGTGGGAAAAAGTTAAAGAACACGAAGACACAATTTACAAAGAATCTTGGGACATAAGAATCGGACCAAAAATTTGGGAAAGACTTATGGATATTATCCCTGGCGAATTGTACGGAGAAGAAAATATGAAAGAGATACAATTACATTTCTTCCAAACAATTTATGAATTGCCTCCAAAAGAGTTTCTAACATTTATGAAAGAAGCAATTGGTCAAAGTAAAACTGGTGTTAGATTAATGTCAGAGTTTATTACTAGTATTCAAGACAGATTAAAAAAAGAAGCATATGAAGAATCTCTAGAAATTTTCAGAAGTGATTTAGATGATGTTTCATCTGAAACTAGTGACGATTCAATAAGAGATTTTTTAGCGGGATTAGGTATACCATTAAGTGGCGATGATGATGATTACGATGATGACGATGACGACGGTGGTGAATTAGTACCAGTCAGATAATAATATTAAAGGAGGTTTTAACCTCCTTTTTTCATATTTATATATATGAATTCTAAAATAGAACAACTTAAGGAATATGCGAGAATAATGAAAGATACTCCATATGCACTTAAAACATACTTACAGACTTACGATAATACACAAAAGAAATATGTTCCATTAGAATTGTTTCCTGACCAAGAACAACTTATTTTGGATTATGACAAATATAATGAGAACATAACAAGAAAATATAGACAAGCCGGTGTTTCCACTGTAACGTCCGCATGGATTTCAAAAAAATTACAATTAGCCAAACCTGAAAATCCTGAAAGAGTTCTTGTAATCGCAAACAAAAGAGATACCGCAATTGAGATGGCAAATAAAATTCGTCATTTTCTTGAACAATGGCCTGAATGGATTAATGTGGGATTTTCACCAGATAAAAACTCTGAAAGTAGATTTAGATTAAATAATGGTTGTGAAGTTAAAGCCGTAGCAACATCAGCGGATGCTTTACGTGGTTACACACCCACCATACTTGTATTTGATGAAGCGGCATATATTGAAGCGGGAGAAGACTTTTGGGCCGCATCTATGGCGTCATTATCTACGGGAGGTAAAATTATTTTGATTTCAACACCAAACGGTTATGACCCAATTTACTACGGTGTATATGACCAAGCAATTCGTGGAATGAATGATTTCCATATTACAGATTTAAGATGGTTTAAAGACCCTCGTTATACTAAAGACTTACGTTGGGTTAAATGTAGTGATATTTGTCATTATATGTTGAATAGAGAACAATATGATGATAATGAAATTGTTATGTATGACTTTGATATTACCAAGTATCGAGAATATGAAGAACAAGGTTATAAACCATTTTCATCTTGGTTTGAATCAATGTCTAAAAAATTCAAATACGATAGACGTAAGATTGCACAAGAATTGGAGTGCGACTTCTTAGGTTCAGGTGATGGTGTTATACCGGGGGAAGTCCAAGAAAATATTGCTAAAAATTTAATTAGACAACCTAAAGAAAAATACATGCAAGGAACGATGTGGCAGTGGAAAGAACCCGAGCCGGGACATCGTTATATTATGGGTGTGGACGTTAGTAGGGGTGACAGTGAAGACTTCTCATCAATTAATGTCGTTGATTTTGACGAAAGAGAACAAGTATTAGAATATATTGGAAAAATACCGCCCGATGATTTGGCGTCTATTGCATACAAATGGGGTATATTATATAACGCGTTTATTGTTATTGATATCACTGGAGGTATGGGTATTGCAACATCTCGTAAATTACAAGAGATGAATTATAAAAACTTATATATTGATGGTATTAATACACAAAATATATGGGATTATAATAAAAAGGTAATGGAAAAAATACCCGGGCTTAATTTCAATAACAAAAGAACTCAAATAGTTGCGGCTTTTGAGGAACAAGTTAGAAAAGGATTTGCAGTACGTTCTAGTAGATTATTAAACGAATTAAACACGTTTGTTTATATTAATGGTAGACCGGACCACATGAAAGGAGCTCACGATGATGCAATCATGAGTTTATCAATGGCACTATACGCGGGTGATATTTGTTTTAATCAATTGGAAAGAAACACCTCAAAAAATATTGCAATGATGGAATCGTGGACATTATCTGAAAGAACATATGAGCCGAATAATAGGTCACATTATTCTTACGGTACTTCCTTTGACCAAGTTGGTTCTATGAGTATGGATAATAATCCTGCGTTTAACGATGTTAGAAATGTACCCGGTAAAAATCAATATAAAGAATATATGTGGTTATTCGGACCATCTAAATAATCCTTTGTTATACCAATAATTTAGTTTATATTATAAAGAAAAGTATTTATATACATGGCAGAACAGAATTTAACAGTCTTTCAGAAATTAACGCATATGTTTGGTTTCCCAGGTCAAACACCAAAGGAAGAAACACCATCATTTAATTTCAATAAAGACGAATTATTAAAAACAGACAGTAGAGAAGAGTTTGAAAAGGCAATGTTGCAAGCTCAACAATCTCAATATATTGCCGATAAGTGGACAAAATTAGACCAATCGTTATACAATCAATCGGTTTATTATGAACCAAATAGATTGGCTGCATATTATGATTATGAATCAATGGAGTTTACACCTGAAATATCTGCAGCTCTTGACATTTATGCTGAAGAATCAACAACAATGTCAGAGAAGGGTGAAATTCTAACAATATATTCTGAATCTGATAGAGTAAAAACAACATTAGAAGATTTGTTTTTAAATAAACTTGACATCAATACTAACTTACAGATGTGGGCTCGTGGAGTTTGTAAGTACGGTGATGATTTTGTTTATATAAAAATTGACCCTGAAAAAGGAATTGTTGGATGTCAACAATTACCAAATATTGAAATTGAAAGAATCGAAGGTGCATCATCAAAGACACCTAATATGAATCCTGATGTGAAAGTACCATCAAGAGAATTGAGATTCCAATGGAAAAACAAAGACATGGAATTTCAAGCTTGGGAAATTGCACACTTTAGATTATTAGGTGATGATAGAAAGTTACCATATGGTACTTCTATGTTAGATAAGATTAGACGTATTTGGAAACAATTACTTCTTGCTGAAGATGCTATGTTAATTTATAGAACATCTAGAGCACCTGAAAGACGTGTGTTTAAAGTGTTTGTTGGTAATATGGATGATAAGGATATCGAACCATATGTACAAAAAGTAGCAAATAGATTTAAAAGACAACCGATTTCTGACCCACGTAATGGACAGGTTGATATGAGATTTAATCAAATGGCTGTTGACCAAGATTATTTCATTCCTGTTCGTGACCCGTCACAAACAATGCCAATTGAAACTTTACCAGGTGCACAAAACTTAGGTGAAATTGCAGATATTGAATACATCCAAAAAAAGATGCTAGCGGCGTTACGTATTCCAAAAGCCTTTTTAGGATTTGAAGAAGTTGTTGGTGATGGTAAGAATCTTGCATTGATGGATATTCGTTTTGCAAGAACAATCAACAAAATTCAAAAATCATTAATACAAGAGTTAAATAAAATAGCGTTAATTCATCTTTACCTTTTAGGTTTAGAGGATGAATTGAATAATTTCCAATTATCATTAAGTAATCCATCACAACAATCTGATTTATTAAGAATCGAAAGTTGGAAAGAAAAAATTACTCTATATAAAGACGCAACATCTGACCAATCACAAATTGGTATTTTACCAGTTTCTCATACATGGGCTAAAAAGAATATCTTAGGTATGAGTGATGCCGATGTATTATTAGATTTACAACAACAAAGATTAGAACGTGCTATGGGTGCTGAATTAAACGCAACACCAAACATAATTAAACGTTCTGGTATATTTGATGAAGTTGATAGTAAGTACGGTATTCCTGAGGAAGAAAGAAAAGCATTAGAGGCTTCAGGTGGTGCGGGTGCTGAAGGTGGTGAGATGGGTGGTGGTGACCTTGGTGGATTAGGTGGAGGTGCTACCACTTCTGCGGAAACACCACCAGCGGCCGGTGGAGGAGAGGGTCCTTTGAGTGAAGACTTTAGGAAATCAAAAAAATCAAAAATATTAGGTATGTTGGGTGATGAATCTTTAGAATTAAATGATTTATTTAATATTGAGAAGGCACAACAGAATATTTATGAAATAGAGACAAAAATAAAAGATATTTTAAACGATTAAAAATGAACAAATTCGGGG